GGCTGGGTGCAGGCTGCTATGGGTCCAGAGCAGGTCGCCAGCACTGAGGCCAGTCTTGCTACGAACATCGCCAATCAGGTGAACCCGCCGGTCATCACTCCCGCGCTTCCTTGGAGCGCGTAACCCTAGAAAGGAACTTCCTTGGAAAACCTATCGATCACGTTGCCTGTTCAAGCTTGGAACATTGTTCTCAACGCCCTTGGTCAACGCCCCTATGCTGAAGTCATGGAGTTGGTTGCAGAGATCAAGAAGCAGGCTGACGCGCAAGTGAATACTGCTCCGCAGGAACCCGCAGGGGAATAATCATGGACGAAACCAAGGTCGTGGTCGATGGTGCGATAGCCACGGGGGCCATAACGCTTCCGTGGTGGGCTATCCATTTGAATGCATGGGTTGGCCTTTGCGTCACCATCTGTGGCCTTGTTTTGGTTATTTTCCGCATTGCGCTTGCGTACCGTGAATGGAAGAACAAGGGCTGATGCGATGGCGCTTCAAAAACTTCAGTTTCGACCCGGTATCGTTCGGGATTTGTCCGGGTACACCAACGAGGGTGGTTGGCGTGACAGTAACCTGATTCGTTTTCGCCTTGGATTCCCACAATCCATTGGTGGTTGGACAAAGTACGCACCGAATAACCCTTTTCTTGGGACATGTCGTTCACTTTTAAACTGGGTCCCACTTGATAGTTCCAACCTTCTTGGTATGGGAACAAATCTGAAGTTTTATATAGAAGAAGGTGGTGTAAATTACGACATCACCCCTATTCGGGATACTGTCACCCTCAATAATCCATTCACGGCTACGTCTGGTTCATCTGTCATAGCCGTTAGCGATGTTGCACATGGATGCGTTAACGGGGATTTTGTCACGTTCAGCGGAGCGGTATCTCTTGGTGGGAACGTGACCGCAGCGGTCCTCAATAAAGAGTACCAAATCACCTTTGTTAGCGTAGACGCTTACACGATCACCGTTGCCGTCACGGCTTCTGGTTCTGACACAGGACACGGCGGCTCTTCGGTATCTGCGGCCTACCAGATTAATACTGGCCTTGATACGCAAATTGGCGGCACTGGTTGGGGCGCAGGGACGTGGAGCCGTGGTGCATGGGGCAGTGGAACTACTGCAACAGTCGGTAATACTCTACGACTTTGGGCACAAGACAACTACGGTGAAGATCTTGTTTTCAATGTTCGAGATGGCGGTATCTATTACTGGGATGCAAACTTTGGAATGACGGGTAGAGCCGTTCCATTGGATTCATTAACTACGGATGTTCAAACTCCGGATTTAGCTACTCAAGTTCTCGTTTCAGACCGTGATCGGCATATTCTTGCATTTGGTGCAAACTACGGAAATGGTGCGCCTCAAGACCCGTTGATCATTAGGTTTTCTTCGCAAGAAGATCCGTTCACATGGACGCCTAGCCCACTAAACTCTGCCGGAGACTTGCGTCTTGGTTCTGGTAGTAGGATTGTTCGTGCCGTTGAGACAAAACGAGAAATCGTAGTATTTACGGATGTCGCAGCGTACTCACTCCAGTTTGTTGGACCACCCTACACTTTCGGTATCCAACAGATCGCTGCGGGCATAAATGTCAACGGATTCAATAGTTTTGCCACAGTGGACGACACTGTCTATTGGATGGGCACGAGTAACTTCTATGTGTACTCTGGGCAGACTGCTCCACTGCCTTGTCCACTTCAAGACTACATTTTTGACAACTACAACAATAGTCAGTCGGATAAGGTCTGCACTGGCGTAGTTGCGGAGTACAGTGAGATCACTTGGTTTTACCCTTCTGCTAACTCAGAAGAAAACGACCTGTATGTTACCTATAACTATGCCGAAAAGGTCTGGTCGCACGGTTCCATGGCTCGTACAGCATGGATCGATAGTGGAATTCGTGCTTATCCTACAGCGGCGGCTACAGACAGCTACTTGTATTACCAAGAGTTTGGTACGGATGACGGAAGCACGGAGCCTGCTTCGCCGCTGAACGCTTATGTTGAAAGTTCTCCAGTAGATATCAGCGATGGAAACAATTTTTCTTTTGTCAAAAGGCTACTGCCAGACCTTTCCTTCTTCAATGCGACGAACAGCCCAACAGTTGACTTTATTTTAAAAACTCAGAACTACCCCGGTTCTAACTACCAGAGCGGTTCTGACTCGTCTGTTGTTCGTACGGCAACGGTGCCTGTAGACCAGTACACGCAGGTCTGCGATGTGCGGTTGCGCGGAAGATCGGTTATCCTTCGAATCGAAAGCAATAAGGTTGGTACACGTTGGAGTCTTGGTTCCCCACGTTTAGAAATGCAAGCTGATGGAAGACGCTGATGGACGTTCGGCTCGTATTTCCTAAGTTTGCTGCACCGCCGCAAGATTATGACAGAAAGTATTTTTCTGATCTTGTGCGCAGCTTGGAGTCGCTGGTTACAGTTGTTCAAACTCCCGGAGAAGGTAGGCAAACGACTATCGTTTTGACAAACCTGACCAATAATGATTATGAGTTGGAACCGGGAACGATTTTTGAAGTGGACGGTGCGCTGCGTGTTTCTGTTCTTTACAAGGCGTATGTCCTCGGCCTTAGCGCCACAGGTGGTGTTGGAAGCGTCACAGTTACGGTTTAAACTTGTAAAAGTGGATCTACACAGGTAACTTTCACGGGCCAGTATTTTCAGGTTCCTGGCCCCTGCTGACAGTTTCGCACCAAAACGCGCTATTACAGGGACTTATCATGCCGGGTATCGACACACTAGCCCTTCCGCCCCAGATGGCCCCTATGGCTCCTCCCACTGCTCCCCCAGCGGGCGGTGGAGTACCTCCGCGAATTGCTCAACACCTTGAAAAAACTTTCGGCGGTATGCAGCCACAGGAGACTATGCAATTCGCGCAGTTGGCGCAGGAACTTGATCAGTTTCGTCCCGAAGAATTGCAAGCCCTGCTAGAGATTCTCACCTACTTACAGAAAAATAAGGCTCGTTACGCGCAGGCGGTACAAGAACTCGCTGCGCAGGGCAAAATCCAACCAGATGATGTGCCGTCTCAGTACGAGCCCGTGTTCTTTGGCACCATGATTAATGCTATCCAAAAGCGTATGCAGGGTGGTCAGGCTGGTGCACCGATGCCCGCCCCCGCTGGTTTTGCACAGGGGGGACTAGCCTCTCTGGCACAGAGCATGAGCTCCGCAGGCCGTAATGGCGATAATATGCTCGCCCACATTACGCCTACAGAGGCTAGATACTTGCGGCAGGTCAGTGGGCCACCGACCATTAACCCTGTCACGGGTTTGCCCGAGTACTCAATACTTGGCAGTGTTGGGAATTTCCTCAAAAAAGCCGCTACTGTTATCCTACCCATTGCTTTGTCTGCAACGCCCCTTGGTCCCATCGCAGGTGCGGCTCTTGGCAGTGGCATTGCCTCACTGATCAATGGCGGTAAGCCCGCAGATGCTCTCAAGGCTGGTTTGATTGGTGGTGCTACGGGTGCGGTGCTCAGCGGCATTTCGGGCATGGTGTCGTCTGACTCTGCGTTCAAGCCATTCTTGCCAGATGTCGGTGCGGCTTCTGGTCAAGGGTTCTTTGAGGGTGTTCAGGCAGGTTTGCCTAGTGGTCTTGGCCTTAGTGGTCAGTACGCCATGGACCGTGGTTTTCCTCAGTTTCTTGGGGGTAGTGGTTCAAAAACCATTGCTTCAACAGGCGAGGCAGATACAGGTTTTTCTTCTAAAGTTGACCCTAATCAATATGCCTATTCTCAAACTGAGCCCAGTGGCACGGGCGGGGGTGGCCCCGAAACTAACCCGCAAGCTGGCGGAGGTGGACCTTCGCAGACCGGATCTCCTCAAACGACCAATTCTTCTGTTCCTAGCGCGCAGCAAGCAGCGTCTAAACCTATCTCTAGCTACCTTTTCCCTTCCAGTCCTACGACATCTCAAGTGGTTGGAAGTCCCGATTATGAAGCTATGATTAAGGCTGGTATCTCTCCATCCAAAGCTTTTGAAACAGTTTCCGCCAAAATGGAGCCGGGTCTGTTTGCAAAGTATGGTCCTACTGCGGCCTTGGGCATTGGAGCAATGGCCCTTGCCGGTGGTTTCAAAACCCCCAAAGTAGAGCAGCCTACCATTCCGCAGGGAGCTGATTTTCAAGGGCCTACAGCGCAACAACTTCTCACCGCGAACCCTGAAAAGTACGGTGTTGGGAATTTGGATCCCTATCAGTACGTTGCAAAAAATCCTAACTTTACAGCCACTTCACAGGTTGTGAACTCTCCTAGTTACACGCAAGTCGCTGCACAACGCCCGGTGGCGCAAGTTCCGAATTTGATAGACTACTACTACGGCAGGCAACCTGTTAGAGCTGCGGCAGGGGGCATCATGAGTACATCTGCGTACAAGCGGGTGCATGGTCCTGTCCATGGCCCCGGCACAGGGACTAGCGACTCTATACCGGCGAAACTCAGCGACGGTGAATTTGTAATGACCGCAAAGGCGGTGCGTGGTGCAGGTGATGGCGACCGGATGGCGGGTGCAAAGAAAATGTACCAGATGATGCGCGAACTTGAGAAGAGGGGCTAATGGCTGACTCAACTGCTTATTCACAACAGATAGTCCGCGAAGCTCCAGATGTTGAAGCCTACCGGCTCGGGCTTTTAAACGATGCTCGGACTAACCTGACTAACACGGCGCTCCAGTTGCCTACGTATAACGTGGCGGCACAAACGCCATTGACAAGTCAGGCGGCAGGATTAGCAACCTCTGGTGTAGGGGCGTATCAGCCATACCTTGAATCTGCACAAGGGGCGCTTACTAGTTCCGCGAAGACGTACAATCAGGCGCAAGGCGTTCTTGGTCAGGGCCTTACTTCTCTCAACGCTTTTCCGGGTGCTTATAATTACCTCGGCAAGGCGTCTGATACGGTGGCTGGTTCTGTCCCGGCAGCGCAAAGTCTCGCGATGCAGGGAACGGGTCAGTACGACCCTAGCAGCAACGTCTCGCAATTTTTTAACCCCTACCTTGACTCTGTTGTAAATCAACAGTACAGTGACATTGCTCGTCAAAGTCAACTTCAGTCTCAACAGGCTGCGGCGGCGACAGCTAAGGCCGGAGCTTACGGTGGCAGCAGAGGCGCACTGGCGCAGACTGAGATAGGTCGCAACACGCTTGATACACAGGCTCGTACGGGTAGTCAACTCCGGGCAAGCGGCTACCAACAGGCTTTGGATGCCTCGCAAAAGGCGTACGAGTCCGGTCAGGCGCGTGATTTGCAAGCGGCGCAGCTAATAGGTCAGCTTGGGTTAAGCTCTGCGGATGCCTATCGTCAGATAGGGACGGCTGGTGGTGCGTTGGCTGGACAGCAAGCTGAAATCGCAAGGGCCTTGGGCCTTGGGATTGGTAGCCTCGGCACTGAGATGGGTAAACTTGGCGTCCAAGAAGGCGCACTTGGTGAATTGGCAAGTAAACTCAATACTACTGATATCACCAATCTTGCGAATATGGGTAACATTGAAAACCAGCAGAAACAAAGAGAGTTGGATGCGCAACGTGCTACATCTCTTCAGCAGATGTACGAGCCGTATCAGCGTACCTCCTACCTTATGGATTTGTACAAAGGTACGCCTAGCTCGCAACAGACCATCACAACCAATACAGCTCCGCAACCGAGCCTTGCCAGTCAAGTGGTTGGTACTGGTATCACTGCTCTTGGTGGCGCGGCTGCACTGAATAAGTCCGGTTTGCTGTAGGATAATCACCTATGAACAAGATCTTCAATAGGCAACTCTTCCGCACCTCTGCACGTAGGCCCACGGCCCACGGCTCTGGGATCACGCAACTTGTTGTAGATGGCAAGCCGGTGCAGGGGTTTGCTTACGGAACGGGTGATCGGGGTGTTGAAGATCCGGGGTTAGTTGACCCTAATGCCATGTACGCGGACCTTGGCCCAAGTGAAATCCCTGATATGGGTATTCCTGTTTCAGAGGAGCCTCGTATACAGGTTGCTTCCAATGCACCTATAGTTCCTTCTCCTGCGCCAGAAGTACCTACTGGAGCTCCGGCAGTTCCGCAGACCCCTGTCCTGCCGCCTAGTGGTGTGGCTTCTGTCCCCACTGAAAACGTGGCGGCGCTCGGGCAGAAGTACGCCGAGATGTTCCAAAAGATGTATCCTACCCGTACTGCTGATCAAATCTACGCTGAACGTCAAAAACTGGTGGGCAGTGGTAAGGAAGATCTTCAGTTGCAAGCTGCTCTTGCCCTTATGAAAATGGGTGGCAAGATCATGCAGACGCCGGGTTCTTTGGCTACAGCTATCGGCGCAGGCGTTACCGAAGCGACTCCAGATCTTATGAAAGCCTCCGCTGAGAGTGCAAAGCAGAATCGTGAACTGAAACTCAGTTCATTGGATGCGGCGGAGCGTGAACATCAGATGAAGGCGCAGCTTGGTCTTAAAGGGCTTGAGACGGCGCTTTCGCAGTCGTTCACTTCTTCTGAGGCTGAAAAGGGCCGTTCTGCTTCTGAAAAGCTCCAGAAACTTAGCCAAGAGTTTCAAGGTCAACAGAACACCCTTAACCGTGAACAGCAAAATACGCTGCAAACGGGAAACCATGCTTTTCAGTTGGATCAGCAAAAACGTACTGAAAAGTTTTCAGAAAGTCAACAAGATCGCTCGTTTGGTCATGCCGTTGGCCTGAACACCGCTAATCACGAGTTCCAGTTGTTGACTCGTGATCCAAAAACCTTTGTTGACCTTTCGGACCCCAACAAGCCTACCTTCGGTTCTTACAAACTGAACAAGGAAGGTAAGTATGTCAATGATCAAGGTGTTGAGAGACCCGCTGCTTCGTTGGAGTTTACTCCTCAAGTAGCAAAATGGGTTACTCCTGAATTCAGTGAGCCGAAAACCGCATACGTGCCAGATACGACGCAGCTTACAGGTATGCGCCCTGTTACTGTGCAGACTGATAAACGCTATGACAAACTCGTACAGCTTAATGCAGATGGCAGTCGTTCTCCGCTGCAAGAAGGCTTTATCCTTCGTGGTCAGAATGAGTTTGTTGATCGTAAGAATCTTGGTAACGGTTATTACGAACTCTCTATTAAAGAGGGACCGTTCAAAGATACGACTATTCAGGTTGACTCTGCTGGTCGTATTCAAAATGCAGATGATCTTAAGGCAAAGGGCATCGATCCCTCTAAAATCACGGGGCAGGGTCCGCCTCCTTCTCCGGGGCAACAAGGTGCTGTTCAACAAACTGGTCCGCAAATTGCAGAAGTGCTTCCTGCTTCTGCCGTTCAGTACCGTGATCAAGCTATTACAGCCGCCGCAGAAAAACGTGGTTCACGGTCTCCGGGTACAGGAGAGATCACTGGTCAAGGTGCGCAGCGTTATCTTGTTGAAGCGCAACCCGGTTCTAGTATGCGCCCAGCGGATATACCAGAAAAAGAAAGGGCTGCTATCCAAACTCGTAATATACAGGCTGAACGCACTATGCGAGCACTGGAAAACGCTACGCAAGAAGCGTACACCGCAGTCGGCTTAGGACCAAAACTCAAATCTCTTGCGACTGAAATTTTTGATCCGCTTGTTCCAGGTGTTGATCTTGCATTTTTGAAGAACGAGCAGAACAAACTGCAACTTCGTAATCTTCAGAAGCAGGTCATCGGAGCATTTGCTCAAAACACCGACCGTGTTTCCGTGTACGAACAACAGTTGCTCAAGGAACTTGGACCAGATCCAGATGCTTGGTTGGCTAATCCGCAGACAGCCCTTGCGAAGTTGCGTGAACTTCACAGACTTGTCGCTAATGATGCTGAAGCGAGCCGCGCAACGCTTGAAGGTCGTCCGGCTTTGGTTCTCAAACGTATGCCAAACGGTACAAACGACGATCCGTTCACTCAAGATTTTGTTCCGTACATGACTTACATGCAGTCTACTGGTAAGCGTGAGCAGTTGGTCGGCAAACAATACCGTGATAATAGTGGGAACGTGATCACTATCAAGTGAGAGAACAGCTATGGCGCAAGAAACTCCTCCCACACTTGCCACTATGACTCCAGAGTATCGTGACGCTCTGTACGCTCAGATGGCGGAAGCACAGGGTACGCCTGTTCCGGCGGGGCCACCGGCTCCCCCACCGTTAAACGAGGCAGAAAAACTCACTGCCAAGATTAACAAGCAGAGTCCTCCGACTGAGATGACGCTTGAAGATCTTATTGCTAGGAACAACGCGCCAGTTGAAGAAAAATCTCAAACAGTTTCACCTGTTATTCAAGGAACCGCTAAACCCCCGGTAGATACGGGGCTTACTCAGTCGTTTTTCGGTGCGTTCAACGATGCTGTGCTGTACCTTCCTGACGCTGCTATCAACAGGGCGGTGCAGGCGCTTGAAATCACAGGTTTGATAGATGCTCCCAGAGACGAGCGTCTCAACCGTAATTTCCTACAACGGACGTTTAACGCAGCTGACTACAAGACCAAACAAGAAATAGCAGGAACAATTTTTAATATTGGTGATCCTACGGGTACGATGGGTACTCGTGATCCTTATGCCAATGCGGCTGGTGAAGCCGCCGCTATGGGGACAGGATTTGCTGGCGCGTTGACTGGCACTGCTCTCCGCACAGCTGACCAGTTGCGCCGGTTCGCCACTGGCAACCCCAGTACTTTTGGAGCCTCTGCTGAGGTACTAGCAGGTGAAGCCGCCCGTGCACCACGGGCTGTTCCTCTCCCCGCAGGAGCAAGAGGTGCTCCGTTACAGGGTGTTGAGGCCCCCGCCGGTTACAGCACCCAACGAATGATGGACCCTACGCAGAACGTTCTTGACAGGATTGGCTCTTCTATGGCTGCGCCGTTCGCAGCCAGTCCGGTTGGTGCGGCTATTGGAGAAGTAGCTGGCAATGTCGTTGGTGGTGTAGCCGGAGAAGCTGAAAAAGAGTACACGCCCCTTCGCACCGCCTCTGGGCAACCTATTGTCACGGGCATTCCTGGAATGCTCACGGGCATGTACGGTGGGGCCTTGGCCCAAGAGCCATTGCAAACCCTCAAGGCAACTATCAATTCTGTCCCACTTCTCACCTACCAAGCGGGCAGAAAACTCTACACTTTTGCTGACGGTCAGATTCGTCAAATGACGAACGCTGAAGTCGCTGAGCAGAAAATGAAAGAGAGTTTGCGTTCTGCATTTGAACGCGCAACCGCTGCTTCTGAAGAAAAGGGAGTTCTTCCGCGTACCCGTGAAATTGAGCAGACGTTTGAAGAGGCCGGGGTTGGTGCTCCGCAGTACTCATACGCCGAGCGTACCTTAGACCCATTTGCAGCAACTACTCAGACCGTGTTGCAGAAAGGTTCTACGGACAAACTGGCTAGAGACAATATCATCCGTTTTGAAAGCAATATTCAAAAGGCGTACGACTTCTTTGCAAAAATGATACCGGATATGGGTGATGCACCCATGCAAGTATTCACTGATCGCTGGGAAGCTGCAAAAAATCTTTTGGGGCAGAATGTGGAGGGTATGCGTAACGCCGCCCAAAGCGAACTTTCTAAAATCTTAGAAAGATTCCCCGCTGTCAATCAAGCTGCCCGTATAGATCGTGGACGTGCTCTACAGGAGCAGATTGATACGATGCAGCAGACGGCTAAGGACAATTTGCTGGCGCTTTCCAAAGAGTTGAAATTGGACAAGCCGCAGCGCCGTGCGCAGCTTGGAGATTTACAGGCTTCTTTGGCGCAACAGTTCAAACCCTCTTCAACAACCGATGACATGCTTCCTGCGGTCATCAGAGATCTTCGCGATCTTGACTCTAACACCATGAATTTCCAGGACTATTTGCGATTCAGAATGGACCTTGGTTCTTCACTTGGTAGTGCCGCAGCCAAGGGTGGTCGTGGGAAAGAGATCACTGACCTAGAGTTTACAAAAGCTCGTTTAGACGATTGGGCCGAAAATGCGTTTGGTCCAGCCTACCCGCAATGGCGTGATCGTTGGATGAGAGAGTATGTCGCACCGTTTGAAAACGGGTTGGTCTACAAACTCACTGAGCGCCAGTTCAGTCGTCCGGATATGCCTGTAAAGTATCAGTTGCAGGGAGAAATGGTTGCCGATGAAATTGTCAAACAGGCCCAGCGTGGCAAGATTGACGACTTCAACGGGTATCTGGACCTTATCCAACGAGACCCCGCCGCCATGAACAATGTGCGGAACGCCTTTTTAGATGATGTTCTTGCTAAAGCCTACAACCCTCAAAAGGGTGAGATCAATCCTTTCGCGCTAAAGGCATATGCAAAGGACAACGAGGTTTACCTACAGCGTCTTGGTATGACAGGAGAGATGAATGATATCACTTCTGCAACCGAGTCACTTTCGCAGAGATTGACGGGTTTGAAAGAGCGTGAGTCTGTCATCAAAAAAGACCAGCTCATTAAAACTTTCGACGCGATGAAAGACGCAGGACAAACTACAGAAGAGTTTGTTGACGGTTTGCTCAATAATCCAAATAAACTCGGTCAGTTTTGGACAAGGTTGAAAGAGCCGGGGCCTGATGGCAAGGTTGATCAACCTCTGTTAGACGCGTTCCGTGGTGTGACCATGAACCGTGTCGGAGCGACCATGACCAAAAACAACCCGGAAGCATTTATCGAAGGGATGTTGAAGTACGCTCCAGCGATGAAACGCATCATGACTCCAGATGAGTTGGACAAGTACATCCTTGTTAACGACGCTCTGTACCGGGCCGCTTTTGCCAGCGCCAACATGACAACTGCCGGTATCATTCCTGCTTCCACTGTTCAGATGCTGGAAAAGGCCCTTGGTACAAAGCTCCCCTCCATTGGTTCATACCTTCGCGCCATGGAAGCGAACAAGCAGAGTGCGGTGTTCCTTGGTGGTTTGCTCACTAAGAACTTCCTTTCTGCCAAGCACCAAGCAGCCTTTGAAGAAGTTCAACGCAAGGCTTTGTTCGACAAAGATTTTGTCGATCTGCTTTCAACGCCTGTTCGTAGAGACGGTTCTGTACCTATGCCCGCCGAGCGTAAGTTGCGGACTTACATGTTTGAATCCCTTATGCCCAACCCCGGTCAGGATAGGAATCAGCAAGTAGATGTGACGTACGATCCTGCACAGGGTGGGTTCATTCGCATGGATAATGGTCAGCCACTATCGGCTCCTAAGAGCAAGGAAGTTCCCCAGCCTAACCGTGGGCTACCACTGTTTGAAAATATGGGTCCGCCTCCTGTACGACCTCAAGCGCCTATCCAAGTGCCTACTGTAGCCCCTGCCCCGGTTAACCCAGCACCGGCACCAGTGAGCGCTCCCGTGCCTACACAGACTACGCCGCCACAGCCAAGGCCCTTGGACATTAGAGGGTTGCCCCCTGCCCAGCAAAATCAAACGCCCGGTAGGCAGGGAATGATGTACCAGAATATGTTCCCTAACGATCCGTTGGGTTCACTCTTGGCTGCTAAACGTGCGGGGTAACATCAATGTCTACGACAGAAGAGAAACAGGAAAAGTTTGCCATTGAAATGGCAGCGAGTGCCAGCAAGGGCGCTCTCGTTGAGAAGATTACCTTTGCGGGTATTCCAATCCTGTTCTCTTGCGTCGTATATCTGATGAGTGCGTTGTCCAACGCCAACAATGAGATCATTCAACTGAAATCCAAAATTGCCGTGGTCGTGAATTCTGACAACAAAGCGATACCCCCGCAGGGTACAACTATTGATATGGCTCAGATCAGGGAGCATCTGAGTGACCAGATCGCCAAGGTTGAAAAGGAAAGCGCCTTGGCCCGTGCTGCAATGACCTTGGACCGCGAAAGATCAATGTCAGCAGTTGAGAAATCTCGCCTCGATATGGCGGCGGATGCTGCGCAAGCTCGCGCTGCTATACGATTCGATATGATGAAGTTGGTGGCAGAACTCGACAAGCGTATTACCCTTATTGAAAAGGGGAAATAGATGGATCCGCTTACTCTTCTGGCCGCAGCAAAGGTAAGCTTTGAAGCTCTCAAAGCTGGCATTGCTGTCGGCAAAGAACTTCAGGGCATGGCGAAAGACATGGGCTCGCTGTTTGACAGCGTAGCTGCGATCACCCGCGTTGCGGCTGATCCCAAGGGCAGTTTGATGTCTGGCAAATCAGCCCAGCAGATTGCCATGGAAGCCTATGCCGCCAAGGCAGAAGCCGACACGATGATGGCTGAATTGAAGAACCACTTCATTGGTGAGTTCGGCATTGCTGCTTGGGATCAAGTGTTGTCGGCCACTACGCAGATCAAAAAAGACATGAAGACTGCGGCGCTAGAAGCTCAGAAGGAGCAAGAAGAGCTTATGAACAACATCCTGATCTGGGGTTCCGCTTTCCTACTCTTCGTACTGGTATTAACGGTGTTCGTTCTCATCTCTATCGGCCTCGTACATAGGTGAACCATGGAACTGCTTGCAAAATTCGGCCCTCTACTTGGTCAAATCGCACCTTCTATCGCTACTGCCCTTGGTGGTCCTTTAGCCGGGGTCGCAGTAAAAACGCTCAGTAATGCCCTGTTCGGTCATGAAGAGGGCACTGAGCAACAGATTTCCGAGGCGATGGCTACGGCTAACCCCGACCAGCTTGCCGCCATCAAAAAGATAGATGCCGATTTCAAAGTGCAGATGAAATCTCTAGACATTGACCTTGAGCGAATCGCCGCTGGGGATCGTGATAGCGCCCGCCAAATGCAGCGTGATACGAAAGACTGGGTTCCCAAGGTTCTTGCTATCGTCATTACGTTTGGATTCTTTGGCATTTTGATTTGGATGCTCCTTAACGGAATGCCAAAGACCGGAACAGAGGCGCTCTTGATGATGTTGGGCGCTTTGGGAACCGCGTGGACCGGCGTGGTCAACTTCTACTACGGTTCGTCCGCTGGCTCGAAAGCCAAGACAGATGCCCTAAACTCAAAGGACAAGTGAGATGAAAGAGAACTGGGACAATTGCTTTGCGATGGTGCTGAAGCACGAAGGGGGCTTTGTGAACCATCCAAAAGATCCGGGCGGAATGACAAACCTAGGCGTTACAAAAAAGAATTGGGAATCTTATTTGGGACGTGAGGTGACTGAAGTTGAAATGCGTGCTTTGACACCTAACGATGTCAAACCGTTTTATAAAAAGAATTACTGGGACAAAATTAAAGCGGACGATCTACCCTCCGGGGTTGACTACGCCGCTTACGATCTGGCCGTGAACTCCGGCACTGGTCGGGCGGCAAAGTACCTTCAACAGATTGCCGGGGTTACGGCTGACGGAGTGATTGGCCCAAAATCACTTGAGGCGATCCAAAAATGCGATGCCGAAGATACGGTGGATGAGATCTGCAACATGCGGATGGACTTCCTCAAGAACCTCAACACCTTTGACACCTTTGGCAAGGGCTGGACCATTCGCGTCAATGACGTGAAGGCCAAGGCAACGGAGATGGCATGATGGCGAAGAAAGGGAAGTGATGGCTAAGTCACCCGCATGGCAGCGCAAGGAAGGTAAGTCCGCCAAAGGTGGGCTTAATGCCAAGGGCCGAGCTTCCTACAACAAGGCAAAC